TAGCTAAACTTTCCTTTCTTCTCTACAAGATTTTTAATATCTATTGCAGATAACTTTTTGAAATTGTTTTTTTCCATTTTAATTTAATTTTGTTAATTGTTGTTGTCTATCAGAATACTTATTCAATATCTTCTCTCTTTGAACTTTAAGCCCTTTAATAAACTTATCGTTCTTTCTTGAGTTCATCTCTTGTTGTATTCTAAATTCTATCATATTAAGCTTACGCTTATATGTGTGCATTGAAAATATCAAAACACCTCTCTTCCATCCGTTTTGAGTAAAGATTTTCATCTCGTGATCCTCAACGCTGGAAAAGTAATCACCACCTTTATGGCAGTTTATTAATTCTATCTTATTGGGAAACTTCCTAATCATTACACCTAACTTAATCAAAGTTTCTTTGTTGTCAGAATAAGTTTTGATGGTTGATCTGTCGGTTACTGCCTCTTGATATATGTCTTCTATGCTATACATCGCTGATTTCTTTGACCAAGTCCTTAAAATCAGCATCGCTATCTATAAGTTGCTTTGCTTTCTTGTATCCGTGAATGATTGTAGAGTGTGTGACAGAGTGTCCATTGTCCTCCATAAATCTTTGAATATAAGATATTCTGATTGGTCTTTCCATGCAGAGATAGTAAAGCATTTGTCGTGCATCTACACAATCTCTTCTTCGTGTTTTGTCGAACATTTGGTCGAGGGATAGATGAAACTGCTCTGCTATTGCTTGAGCATATCTATTGAATACTTCCTTCTTCATTTGATTTGATTTGATTAGTCTGCTAATGTACAATTTTAATATAACTTTAGCAAGACTTGTTTATACTTTTTTATTTTCTTCCTTTCTGCATTGCACCCTATATAGTATGAGGTAGCCAATTAGATCTAACATTGTATCCTCTGTTTTATCGTTGAGTCCCATTGTCTTGATTCTACTTAGCTTATCATCTATTCGTGCAAGTATTCCTTCCTTCGCTGAAAGCTTTGAAAATATTTTTGGAGGATCATTGGCAGTATCGCCATATGCTTTGTTCTTTTCAAGTAGCAACATTACTACTTCTCTTGCTACCTCCTTAATTAGTTCATCTGTTTTTTTCATCTTACTTTAAATATTCGTTAATTCTACTTATACTTAGTTCCATCATCGTTGCGATACCCTCTTTAGAGTACCCCAACGAATGAAGAAATCTTGCTAAGTTTTCTTTAATTTTGGTTTCATCCTTCACAACATTTGTGTAGGTATTGTTACTACTATTTCTGTTCATCTTCATTTTTTTTAAAATTATCTACTCGTTCTTCAAATTCTTTCTGTCTTACTTGTACTCTATAGTCAAAGTAAAGATATAAAGAAGTGTACGCAATACCAAGTATGCACACTATTAATGTAATAGCATCTGATATATTCATAACTTATCTATTAATTGTTGTAGTTTTTGTATTAATCGTTTGTTGGGGAACGGCTTGAGTTTCTCCATTAATACTTTACGCCATAATATGATTTTTCTTATACTCCTTTTCATAGATAGCAGTTTTTAAGAACATATTCCTTAGCTTCTTCTAATGTTTTTCCAGCAAATTCCTTGCTCCAATCGACATACCATCCGATGCCATCATCAAAGTTTGGATGATGGTGTGCTAATTTAGTTAGTGTTGTTGGAAGTCTTCCTCCACAATCTATTTCTTCTTCTCCACTCCAAGTAGGTTCATCATATTGTACAACATCTATAAAGTCTCCTCCTTCAATGGATATTTCAGCCCCCCATCCTGTCTCTTCCTCGAAAGTCCAAAACATATTAGGAAAGTCTTGAGCCATTTGCTTGATGATTAGTTCATCCATTGGAGACCAAGCAGTAGTAAAACGAAGTTGGTCATCATCTTTCTCAAATTCGTAGCATCCCCACTTTGTACCCCAATTATCATTGCACCAATCGTACCAATTGTCGTGTCCGTACTTGTGTTTAAGTTCGGCAGACTTTGCTTCTGTAATAGTGCAGTTCTCTGTATCTCCAATTCTTTGTGGAGATGTAGTTCCTTCAAGTTCTTTAGGCATTGGATTGTAGTATCTACAGATACATCCCAATTCTTCAATAGCATCTAAAATCTCTTGTCTTTCTTTGGTAATCTCACTACCAATAGAAATGTTGTGATAAACGTGATTAGGCATAGTTATTTAGTTTTAGTTAATTCATTAACTTTCTTCTCCAAGTATTCCATATACTCAAACATAGCTTCAAGGTAGTACCTATCATCTGACTTGAGTTCTTCCATACGGAAACCTAAAAAATAATCTAACCCATCTTCGACTCTGTCGAGTAGGTCTTTCTTCACTTTAATTCTGTTTGACATAATAATTTAATTTAGTTGGTTAGTGGGATGGAGGGTTGCGAAGCCCTCTAAAGTACGCATTACCATCCCCTCGTTACAAACAAGTATAAAAAGGAGAGTCGTGTTCTGCAGTATCCATCTCGGCTGATGGAGTCTTTTGCCGACTGACTATTTACGACTCTCACTTGTTTTAGGAAATAAGGTAAGAGATTGGTATCGCAAATGATTTCTCTCTTATTAAGTGTGTACGGCATACGCCACTCATTACACACCTTATTTTCATATCTTGTGCAAATATATAGTATAATTTGTTTATATCCAAATTATTCTTTGACATAATGGGAAATGTAGTTTAGTTACTATAGATGCCCTCCTTCTAAATTGTGTACAAACTTATTGTACCAGCATCGTACCATTCAGAGTACCACCCTCTCTTCTTAAGTTCTTTCTCCCACTTATTGAGTACCCCAAATTCTCTATTCACATAGTCTTCAGAGTAGTAATCGTAGATCACCTCACCCTTGTACTCATCCATAGATTCTCCACACAAGTGTATACCTCCTTCAGAGCCATTGAAATCTTCAGATGTTCCAACGAATATTCTGTCATTGTTCTCTTGAGTCAATACATCCAATATCCATTGCATCATCTCATCTCTCTTTAATTCTTTCATAATTGTAGTTTTTAAATTTGTAACTGACAAAATAATTTAGTAATAAAGAGGGATGGCTTCACCACCCCTCTTATTTATTAGAACATCTCTAACTTGGAAAGTAATTCTTTAGTGTGTTTACTAACTAATTTTTCCTTGAAGTTCATTTGAAGTTCTCTGTGTAACTTATGCTTAAGACCACTCCATTCGATAAACCTTTTTAAAGTATTTCGTTTATCATCATCGTGTCCAGCAGTATTGCACCATTCACTCCAATTTGTAATGTAATCGTAATTCATTCCTCTACCATTACACTCTTCTTGAATGTCTTTGATGATTTTTACTATCTCTTCTGCTTTCGCTTCTAAATAGTCATCAGACTTTCTTTCAAGTTGCTTTTGAATTTCATTTGTAGTTTTCATAATAATAAATTTGATTTGTAACTGACAGAGGGTTTCCCCTCTATATTCTATCTCTTTAACTTACACTTTGACTTGGTGTAGCCATTTGCAGTAAGTTGTTTAGGAGATGAACAAGCTACCATAGTAGTAGCAATAACAAGTGTTGCAATAATTAACTTCTTCATCTTAAAAAGGCAATAAAGTGTTAGTAAATTCAGTTCCGTTGATTCTCATATCAATCAATCGTTTCAAAGGTATTGTTCGGTATCCTTTCACTTTGGTATCCCATACAATAGCATTCTTTCTTGCTCTTGCATCATACTTCAGTTCGCCACCTTGCAAACCTTTGGTTACTCCCGTACGACACACCATCTTTCGAGTCGTGCCATCCTTCTTGATAAATGTAACGGAGAAGAATCTGCCGTTGCTATTGTCAATTTCTGATTGTAACCTTTCGCACCACACATCTTGTGGTATCATAACTTTGTTCATAGTAGTATATTTAAAATTTGTAACTGACCCCTCGTAAGAGGGTAAATGCATTACACATTTGTTGGCTGAAGGATATACTCACAAGAGACTTCGTGGTACTCGATAGTACCCTCGAAAGTTCTGATTCTATTCTTTTCTACTGAAACATATCCAGTATCTTCAGAATCATCTCCTTGCCAATACATAATCCCTTCTGCGTAGATAGGAGTTTCCTTACTACACTCGATTAGAAACTTGAGAAAGTGTTTTATCCATCCGATACCTTCGTATGTCTTCTCGGTTTCATCCCAAGAAAACAAACCTTTGTTGTCGTGGTTACTGATTTCAAAATTACACCATATCGAAGGAAATTCTCTTCTTTGGTCATCATAGCCATATTGACTATCGTGCCTTTCTCGAGTCATTTCATTCCAAGTATCTAATTCAATTTCTGTGAATGGTCTACTTGTTGTAAGTACTCCATTCCATTCGGTATTATAACCCATAATCGTAGTTTTAATTGTTCGTAACTGACACCAATCATAAGATTGGCTCATTAAAGTCTTCTCCATAGTATTCAGATGTGCAGAATTTACTGCAAAACCTTCCAGATTTCTCGATTGGCATATCCTCTTCACACCACTTACATTGCTTGGTATGATTGTCATCCCTTGCATCATCGTTTGGTCTGTCGTAAAGTGAGTCAATAAAACTTGCGAATCCTTGTAAATCATTATCATTCATAGTAGTATAATTTTGGTTTGTAACTGACACTCTCTATCTACAGAGAGTTGTAAAGTGATTTGATATGCTCTAACTCTTCCTCAAGAGATATGGCATCATCTTCTGTTACTCGTTCTCCAAGTAACCATCCGTTCATATCTAATGCCCAAAGGATATCTCCAAGAGCATTCTCTACCTTATCCATCTCCTTATTAAGAAATTCCTTTCTCTTGGATGCAGATTTTAACTTGGATAAAGCATCTGTGTAATAATCATTCATAGTAGTATAAATTTAATTTGTAACTGACACCCCTCGTATGAGGGGTATTTTTAATTGTCTAATTCATTAAACCTAATTTCAGCATCTTCGCATTCTTTACAACAATAGTCGTAATTAATATCAGTTTTTTGCTCTTCACAATGGTAGCAATAACCTTTGTGATTTGTTTCATTACCTTCAATGATGAACTTCTCCATAAAGTAGAAGAATGTACCAAAGATTGAAAGAATAATAATAATTTCAAGGATGTAAAGTAGCATAGCTTAAAGATTTGTTAGATTAAACGATTCGATTAATAGTCTTCGATTCTCTTCCTCGATTAACATCTCTGCGTGATATATGCTATCAACATTCGAGAAAGTGATGTGCTTTTTTTCGCCAATGAATGTATGCATTGTACCTTCATTATCAATAAAATAACTTGTAATCATAGTAGTAAATTTAATTGTTTGTAACTAACACAGAGGAGTTACCCTCTGTTTTTATGCACAACAAAGTAAGAATCAAGTTCTTCTTCTTGGTCATCTTGTGTGCCATCTTCAAAATATATTACGGGAAATTTCACATATAAAAATTCCCATCCATCTTCGTAATCTTTAAATGATTCTTGAGGAAAGCAATGGTTTCCAAATTCATCTTCTATTATCCAATTCTTATTCATAGTAGTAAATTTAATTGTTTGTAACTGACTACCGATGTCTCTCGACATTGGTATTTTACTTTACACTAAATCTCCATTCTCATCAAGACTTCCCATAACAAATTCTGTTGGCATTGTGAAAAACTTGATAGCATCTAAATCTTTAGATGGTATTTCATCAAACATTAAGTTGCCAATCAGAGACATTGTATCAAATTCAAGATTCAAAGGAGATAGTATCTCTCTCAATTTAGAGTAGTATTTCAATCCTAATTTAAGTCTTGCTTCCTCCTTATCAGATTCAGTAGGATTATCCATTTGATAAAGAAATGAATTGTACTCATTTCTATACTCGCTTACAAGAGATAATACTCTTGCTTTCATTCCTATTGTCATTGTAGTAAAAAATTGGTTTGTAACTGACTACCAATGTCTCTCGACATTGGCAATGGATTATTGAGTTAATTCAGCATTCATCTCTCGTATATCAAACAAGGCAATTCTAATTTGACTCATAACTCCTCGATTGAAAGCCATTGCTTCTTTTTTATATGGAGAATCTTCTTCTCCAATCCAAGAAATGTACCTATCTTCTGCTTCTCGAAAATCTTTTAGTAATTTCTTGATTAACTCATCTTGAAAATTGTTCATAGTAGTATATTTAAAATTGTTTGTAACTAACACCCCTCAATCGAGGGGTAATCTTAATACAATTCAGATTTCTCAATCTGTGCTTGTTCTCTCTTGGGTAATTCACTCATATAATCCAAGTATTTATCGAATGCATTCTCACATTTTCTGTTGATTGCTTTCCATTCTTTAGATTCATACTCTTCACACTCTAAATTATCAGAGATAAAATCTCTTTGAGCATTAAATTCATTGTACTTAATTAACCAATTAACTGCTCTGTTTACCATAGCTTGATTCTTCTTTGTAATGCTTGTAATTTTCATCGTAATAAATATAAAATTGTTTGTAACTGACACAGATACATTCTCAAGTGTATCTGTAATTTGTGTTTCGACTATTTAAAGTAGATGCTTGAGCATCCTCCAGAGTTTATACTCTCTGGCATCATCAGAGTTACCTAAACTGCTTAAGGCAGTTAATCTGTACTACATTTCCCATTGATTGCTCTGTTCTGATGTGCTTCTATCTGATTCGATTGCTCTGTACCTTCCTATGCTCTATCGCTCCCTAAACTAAGAGATTTCACATCTGTATCATTGTTTGCTACGATAGTAAGTAAGATAGCCATTAGGCATCACCATAATTGTCAATCTGTCAAAGAACATATCCCTCACTCGTTCGTTTAGGATTTATGCAAATATCGTTTATATTTTGTTCATACGCAAATAAATATCAAATAAATATCAAATAAAGTTTACTTTATGTTTATATCTCTGATTGTCAGTCAGTTACGATGAGTTTTTGGGGCTGAAATGTATGGAATGTAAGTGATGGATGGGTTATTAAAGAGACTCTCTTCCCTTCCAAAACGTCAGATTTTGGTTCACATATTGTGTGAATCTTTCTTTTCTTTGTCTGTATCTGTAGTGAGATTGGTGATGCAGTGAGCATTGAATCGTACAACAGCTAACACAACAGATGCGCTCCAGCATCGCATTAGTTACTAAAGGTAACCGAGTCTACACACCCTATACAAAAAGCCAAAAACTTTGGATGAGGATTTTGAAAAGCACATCCCCCCCTCAAAAAAAAAATCGTTTTCCATAACGCAATGTGTGGCGCAGAACGTATAATAACCCTCAACCCCCAGGTATCTGAATATTTTTATTATCTTTGTTTCAGACAAAATATTTTCCCATTTGTTCTGTTTTGATTAGTTGTGAGGGAGGTTCTCTTTTTGAGGCCTCTCTCTTTTTTATACCAATTATGTTAAACTTTAACACTTTAATGTTATTCTTAAAATTTTTTAACATCTTCTAACTTACTGATTATTAATACTTTATATTCTTTTATGTTAAAATGTTAAAAATATATATAAAATATAGAGTATAGAAAAAAAATAATAATAGAGAAATATATATAGTAGTATAGTGCTGATGCACTTTAACATTTTGTCATTACAATTTATTTATTATATTTGCCCATATTAATTAAATTCAATACTAAATGGAACAGCAAGGTTATATACCAAGAGACCTCTCATTCGATGAGGATGCCCGTAAGAAACTTATTAGCGGGATTACTAAAATTTCAAAAGCAGTTAAGAGTACACTGGGCCCACGAGGCAAGACAGTTCTTATTGAGTCTACTGACCACTTGCGTGGATTAACTGTAACTAAGGACGGAGTTACTGTAGCTAAGTCTATATTCTTAGATGACCCTATTGAGAACTTGGCGGTAAGTATGATGAAGCAAGCTTCTGAGAAGACAGCCTCAGTAGCTGGAGATGGAACAACTACAGCCATTGTGTTGACTGAAGCTTTAGTGAAAGCTGGTATGCAATGGATAAAGCCTCATAATAATATCACAGAGGTTATTAGAAACATTCAAGCTTTGAGTGAGGATGTTGTATCTAATTTAAACAAGATGTCTAAGAAGGTGACTAAGTCCAGGCTACTTGACGTTGCTACCATATCTGCTAACAACGATAAGGAGATTGGTAAGATTATCGCTGACGCTTACAACAAGGTTGGTACTGATGGTATTGTTACAGTTGAGCGTTCTCAAAATGATAAGACGTATGCTGAGGTAACCCATGGTATCAAGATTGACAGAGGATACTCATCGCCCTTGTTTATTAATAATCAGAAAAAGGATGAGTGTATACTTGAGGATGTCAAGATATTGGTGGCCGACCAGGACATCAACAACATCTTGCAAATTGAAGGGATACTTAAACCAATCATCAACGCAGGGGATAAACTTTTAATTATAGGATCACTATCAACTAATGTGGTCAATACCTTAGCGGCTAATGTGGTGCGCAACGGATTGAAGTTCTGCCACATCCCAGTTCCATCGTTTGGTTACCGAACTCACGAGCTGATGCAGGACATTGCCTTGGCAGTAGGAGCTAAGTACTTTTCTGAGAAGACAGGAGATGACCTGTCAATTGTAGCAGCACAAGACTTAGGTCGCGCTGATAAGATTATAGTTGGTAAGGATACCACAGTTGTCATCAAAGAGAATCAAGTTACTGAAGAGATTAGTAAGAGAGTCGAGGAGCTCAAGGTTCAACAGCAGTTACTAACCAACAAAGGAGAACGTGACTTTGTGAACGAGCGTATCGCATCGCTGGTCGGTGGTATAGGTTGTATCTACGTTGGAGCTAACTCTGACATTGAGCAGAAAGAAAAATTTGACAGAGTCGATGACTCTGTCTGTGCAGTGCGTTCCGCCCTGCAAGAAGGGATAATCCCAGGTGGGGGCTTATCATTATTTAATTTACATTACAACTACGGCTGTGATTGTACTGATGATATGGATGATATGCAGGTTGCCGCTAACATTGTACGTGATGCTTTAATAGCACCTCTATGCCAGATATTAGATAACGCTGGTAAGAACGCAGCTAACATCATGCATGCTGACTTAATTCCTAACGAAGGGTTTGATGTCAAGACAGAGAAGTATGGTGATATGTTTAAGATGGGTGTTATTGACCCACTCAAGGTTACTAAGAATGCTTTTATCAATGCAGTAAGTGTTGCTGTTACTATTCTATCTACTAACGCTATTATAACACACGCAAGAAAATGAAACCAATAGGAAAGTATATTATCATAAAACCAATTGAAGAGCAACTCAAGTCTGACTCAGGCTTGTTATTGACTTCAGAAGACGCTTCTAACTTTCGATATAAGAAGGGTGAGGTTATAAAACCAGGGACAGACGTAGATGTTATATCATCTGATGATGTAATATATTACGATGGGTCTGCTGGATACACGATGTTTATTGAGGATACTGTCTACACAGTTATTCTTGAGAGAGATGTCGTTGTTGTTTTATAAACTTATTCATTTCGATTATCATATCTCTGTGCCTTTTATCCATATAAGATGCACTTAATTTAAACAGTGGGTTGATGTTAGGGGATTCCCCTATCTCTTCCCCGTTTAGTTTTCTGTACACTGTACGTACTAAACTTTTCCCTTTGTGAGACAACTCATATAGTGTTGTATTCTTACCAGCTCTCTTACGCCAGACATGAATCCATCCGTCTCTCAGTAGGTTGTTAAACCTTTTCTCATCCCAAGACATTATCTTTTCAAACTCTAAGAACTTAGACTTGTTGAATATTTCTTCGCTATAAAGGAATAGCATCATCTCTAACTCTGGTGTGCCTAAACCATACTTAGCTTTGACCCAGTACCTGATAACTCTCCAGTATTTTAATTGATTATCCATTTGATTTTATTTGTATCTTTGTGTTTACAAAAATATACAAAAATGCCAGTATCAAAAAAAATTAATAGATTAAAAAAGAAAGAAGCTCGCATAACAGCAAGGGGTCAAAGAATTACTGGACGTGCTGAAGAGAAGATGGATAAAGTGGTTAGTAAGACAAACAAGAAAGTCAAGAAAGCCCAAAAGAAATATGCTAAAGCTCAAACTCCAAAACAAAAAGCTCGTGCTACAAAAAAAGGACTAAAAACCACTGGACGTGCTTATATAAAGCTGGATAAGATAGCATCTAAAGCAAACAAGAAAGTAAAGCGTGTTCAAAAGAAATATGCTAAAGTAGCATCTAAAATTAAAAAGAAAAAATAATTATGGCTTACAAAAATAATAAATCAAAAACAGTTCCTACAGACAAGCAGGCACGGACTGCTTATAAGAAAAAAGTTTCTAAAATGAGAATAAGAGTTAAAAAGAAAAAATAATTATGGCTTACAAAATGAGAGGTTGTTCTTACAATGATGATAAGAACAAAAATAAAAACAAGAAGAAGAAGAAGAAGAACGAGTTTGGCGCTTACAACTATCCAGGAGGACCAAATAATCCTTTTGTAGACGAAATGTCTGTAGTAAATAAACCTAAGCCTAAGTCCCCAAAGAAACCTAAGAGGTGATTAAGCACAGTAAATATTATTACGATTATACAAGAAACATGAGTATAGAACAAATCAAACAGCATTGCGGAAGACCTAACTGTATTAAAGAAAATTGTGTTTGTGAACCAGGACCATCTTTAGAATCCTGGAGAGCAAGTATAAAAAAAGAGATTGAATCCATAGGATTTGATGCTTGGATAGAAGACATGGAGGAAAGCGAACAGCCAGCATGTAATATGGATAACCCAGAAGACTGCGAGAACTGTGGAAGCTAAAGAACCTAAATACATACACCCTGCTATAATATATTTTATTGTATTGGGTTTATTTTTATTATACGGATTATATGGCGGGTAGAACTAAAAAGAAAGGAAACACAATTTGTGCTGCGGGCAAAGCTTGGGCTAAGAGAACTTTTGACAAGTGGCCATCAGCTTACGCAAGTCTTGCAGCTTCTAAGTATTGTAAAGACCCTAACTACGCTAAAAAGAAAAAGTAATGGAAGAAGTTTTTAAGTTAATTGAAACATACGGACTATCAGTAGTTCTACTAATAGGAGCTTTGTATGTTCTATATAAGTTTACTTTTTTTAGCATTAACGAGGTAAAACTTGGTTTTGAAAAAAGACACGAAGTATTACACGAACAAATGAATGAAGTAAAAGAAAAGTTAAATATTATATTAGAATTTATAAAAACTAAAAAGTAATGGGAGCACTTAACAAGTGGCTAAAACAAAAGTGGGTACGCATAGGTACAGACGGCTCTATACTTGGTGAATGCGGAACAAGTAAAAATAAAAAGAACCCAGACAGATGCTTGCCTTTAGCTAAAGCCAGAAGATTAAGTAAAGCCCAAAGAGCTGCTACAGCTAAAAAGAAAAAGAGATCAGGTGGTAATACACAATTTGTAAGTAACACATCAGCCGCAAAGGTTAGTTTTAAAAACAAAGCATAATGGCCAGAGTCAGCAAGAAAAATATGAAGTGCAATGTGGTTCGTCCCAGCACAAGACCTGGCAAGAAGAAAATGGTAAAAGCCTGCGAAGGTGGTAGAGAAAAGATTATACACTTCGGAGCTAAGGGTTATGGACACAATTACTCTGCAGCTGCTCGAAAATCTTTTAAAGCAAGACACAAATGTGGTACAGCTAAATCAAAACTAACAGCTCGGTATTGGGCTTGTAAAAAATTATGGGCTGGTAAAGGCGGCTCCAAAAAATCAAGTCCTAAAAGTAGAAGAGGAAAATATTAGTATATTTGTAAAAAAATTAAAGATGAAACATCAAGGATATAATTCAAGACTTGACGAGTCATTAGGAGCTCGAAACGGAAATAAGTCTCAGTCATACAAAGACCGTAGAGACGAATCAAAAGCAATGTCTAAAAAAATGTATGGTCACTCGTACGGTGCTGACAAAGGAATGTCTTACAGACACCGCTGTACTTGGAAGACACACGACCACTTAAAGTAATGGCTGGTCGTACCAAGAAAGGAAAATTCCCAGAGATAAAAGAGTCCAGAAAAGGAGCTTTTACTAAATGGGCAAAGAGCAACGGATTTAAAGATGCGTGTAGCGCAGCTTCAGTTGTAATGAAGAATACCAAAAAGTATTCTGATAAAGTAGTAAAAATGGCGAACTACGCCAATAACTTTGGATGTAAACGATGAAAAGAACAAAGGTATCAAGAGGTTTTGGTGACACTGTAGAGAAATTTACAAAAGCAACAGGAATAAAAACTGTTGTTGATAAAGTTTCTAAAGCAACAAATACAGATTGTGGTTGCGGTGCACGTAGAGATTCTTTAAACCGAATGTTCCCTTATAAAAAATAATTATGGCAACTATACCAGTAACACAAAAATTTCACACTGTAGCAGCAGATGTTGATACAGAAAACAAAGGATCAGCTTTAGCTAATAGCGACAGAAGGTCATACACTATGCAGGACATTCTTGATACAGTCTCTACAGGAGGCGGTGTTGATGGTTCAGGTACTGCAGGAACTCTTCCTCTTTGGTCAGACTCTAATACCATTGGTGATAGTTCTGTTGACGAAAGTGGTTCTGATGTTCAGGTAATTCAAAAAAACTTTTTGGTTACACCTCTACCAGGTGGAGTAAATAGAATGGGACTTACTGATGGAAGCCGAGATTCAAGACTAACTGTTGGAGCTCCACAGGATCCTCAAGCTCCTTCTACTGCAACAAGCGCAGGAACTGTAGGTGATATATTGTTTACATCAGATTATATATATTTTTGTTGGTCACCAGATAAATGGAAAAGAGTGGCATTAGCAGCTTGGTAATAAAAAAATAAAAAGAAATGGCATATCAAAAATTACAAGTATCCTTAGTAACAGCTGTTACACCAGGTACTCTTACACAGAGAATAAATTATCCAGGAGTTACTAACCCTACATCTCAAGGCGAAAGCAACGGTTGTATACTATATATTGGTACAACTGGCGATGTTGAGGTTGTTACGGCAGCTGGAGACAATGTCACTTTTGTTGGCGTAGCTGGTGGTACATTCTTGCCAGTACAGGTTTTGCAGGTAGTTGCTACAAGCACTACAGCTACTAACATTTTAGCATGTTGGTAAATGAGCACAGCGATAGGAGCAGGAATAAGTGGAGTCTTTGGTGAGAAGCCAGGTAGCGGAGTAAGTGCGTATGATAATATATACTCAGTACACTTTGACTCTCCAGCGCAGCGTATAAATTGCGGAGATAGCTCTTCGTTTTCTTTCCCAGGTACAGTCGCTTCAGATCGTGCCTTTTCTATTTCAACATGGGTTTACTTTGTCGACACTGCTCAAAGTGTACAGATATGCGGTAAGGGTGATGTTGGTACTGCTGATGCTGAGTATAATTTAGAGACAGATTCAGCTGGTAGGGTTCGTATTAGACTTTACGACAGTAATGTTTCATCCACCAGTACATCTTACTGGCAAGGTAGAAATGATACTGTATTAGAAACTAACAAGTGGTATCACATTGTTGCTACTTTTGATGGTACTACTCCAAACGCACAATCTAATTCCATACGAATTTACGTTAACAATCAGTTGAACAATGTTGTCACAAGAGTCAATACTCCTGGTCCTTTTGTTCAGATGTTTGACAATGGGGGTAAGTTTATTTTAGGAACTACTGATGGCGTAAATAGTAAGAACATATATATGGATGAGGCTGCTATTTTCAATAGAGCTCTCACGCAGGCTGATATAAATTATCTATATAGTATTCCTTTCACACCCAACCTTACAGTAAACGGTAACTTCACAGAGCTTGGAAGCGAGCTAATACTCAATGGTGATTTTGAAGAGTTGGGTGATGAAGATGCAAACTATGCTGATGGTAATGTGGCTTTTACAGACCTTAACGGAAGTATTAGTACTTCTTTAGGAGCGAATAATTATAGGTCGCAAGGAAATGCTACAACAAACGACTCAAGACCAAGAGTAACTTTATCTAACTCAGGTTTAAGTAATGGAAAAACATATAAAGTAGTTTACACACCAACTTCAGTTACAGGCAGTACTGTGTTTGATTTTTTTGAAAATGGAACAAGAAGTGTAAATAACCACGACATATCACAACCATTAACCTTTTATTTTACTTCTGTATCATCGGGATTGCAAGGTTTTGATTTTGATGGTTCACAAACATTTAGCGTAGATTATACATTATCAGTAAAAGAAGTAGACCCTAATGGAGATTGGAGTTTAGGAGGAGCAGCAACTATAGAAAATGACGCTTTACATTTAGAAAGTGCTACTAATGAGTATAGCTATGCGAGACAAGACATTAGTAGTTTAGCAGCTAAAACTTATAAAATACAGTTACAAATAAAAAACTATGTTAGTGGTTCTTGTGAAGTAGGATTTTCAGGAGCAAGTTCTAATTTTGAAAACCTTAATGTTACATCAGATGGCACATATACTGCTTATGTATCTCCTAACACAAATGGAGATGATTTAGAAATATCAAGAGAATTTGGTGGTGGTAATTTTAACTTTGATGTAGACAACGTTTCAGTCAAAGAAATTTCTGACTGGACATTTGGCGATGGATGGACTGTCAACTCCTCTAATCAGGCTGAATATGATGGTACAGGAACAACAGCATCTGCTTTAGAACAGACTGTTGCTACCTATGAAGATGGTAAAAAATACCAAGTACAATTCCAACTTGACGGTTCACTTAACGGTGTGGCTGTTAGTATCAATGGAGGTACTGCTGTTAATGCACTAAGAAGTACAACTGACAACTCATCACGCTCTGTTACAGTTATCGCTGGCTCTGGAAGTAACTCTTTGAAGATTACTCCATTAGGCGCTACTGATACTTTCACAATATCTGATATTACATCAAAGCTTATTACCAGCCTTGCAGCACCTAACACAGACAAGGATGATGCCAGAGCTATTGACCTAACAGGTATGAGTGATTTAGATCACTGGTGGAGAATGGGTGATACTCAAGGCCCAGCTACCTACCCTGTTATACATGATGTTGTGTACAATCCATTTGGAGAGGAACGTGTTGACAACGGAAACTTTGACGAGCTTGGACCACAACTAATTAAAAACCCACTATTTGGACTTGGACCAGAGTTAGTTACTTGTGGAGATTTTTCTTGTGCTGACCCTAATGACTCTTGGGATTTGTATGAATCTGGTTCGTCTACAGTTACATTTACAGATGTAGCAAGTATAAATATTGATGGGAGTAATAGTAATGCTGGATTGTATCAACAAAATATCTTTGAAAATAGCAAAACATATAAGATAGTATTAACAATGAAAGCTACTGCAATATTCGATGCAGAAATATTAGAAACAGAAGGAGCTGCTACAAGAACAACTATTGGAGATGTAAGTTTGACTACATCATATCAAGAATTCACATTTTATTTTATTGGTACTGGAAATTATGATTTATTTATACATAGAAAATTTGGACAAACTGCTGGACAAAATCAACAAATTTTAATTAGTAACGTATCAGTCAAAGAAGTTCCTCATTGGACTTTGGCAAGTAAGTGGAGCATTGAGGGTGATTCAGCAAGGTTAATTAGTAATGACTCTAACGGAAGTGGTTTATATCAGGATAATATTTTTTCTGCAAATAAAACTTATCTAATAACTTTTGACGCAGTAGTTAGAGAAGGTGAAGCTAAGGTTGAAAAAGGTGGAGGCCAAATTTTACAGAGAATAGATCAAACAGGATCTTATAGCGTTTACCTTAGAACAGTTGGTGCTGATGCAGGTGTAACCAGATTGTATTTTAACAGACTTACATCTATTGCTGATGTTTCAATATCGAATATAGTAGCTAAACAAGTAGACCCTAATAGTGATTGGATTTTAGGTACAGGTTGGAGTATAGAAGATGGTGTTGCTAATTTTAACGGAACAAATAGTTCTATTAGACAAGCTGTAGGACTGCAAACAGGCAAAACATACAAAATAACATTCACTACAAATGTTAATCAAGGTGGAATTGCAATAGTTTTAGGTGGTTCTGTTCAGCTATCATCTGTAACTGCAAGTGGAACGCATACTTTTTATGGAGTTTCGGGAGTAAATACTACATTATATTTTCAACCTACAAGTTTTCAAGGTCAAGATTTTCAAGGCTCAATAGACAACGTATCAGTACAACAAGTATCTGACACATCAGGTATTATGGAGAATATGAATCCTGATAATATTGTAGCGTTCTCTCCACCAGACCCAGATCCTTTGGTAGGTGATGAATTTATATTCAGTGTGAACACAGCTCAATCAGGAGTTAGTAATTCTAATCAATTCCAGCTACCTTTGATTTCAGCAGGAACACTGGACTTTACAGTGATATGGGGTGATGGTACACAAGATATTATTACATCATACAATCAAGCTGAAACGCTTCACACCTACCCATCATCAGGAACATACACTATAGGTATTCGTGCTAACACAGAGCCTTTAAAAGGTTTTAAGTTTGATTCGGGTGGTGACAAATTAAAAATGTCTAACATTGTTAACTGGGGCGGATCTAACTTTAAGCTTGATCAACAAGAAGCTTTTTATGGATGCAGCAATATGACCTGTACAGCAACTGACGCTCCGCTTATTACAGCAACTGTCTTTTATAGAATGTTTAGAGGTTGCAGTAACTTTAATGGAGATTTATCAAATTGGGATGTAAGCGATGTAACCTCCTTCGCTCAAATGTTTTATAGCTGTAACGACTTCACAGGGAAGGGCCTTGAAAACTGGGATATATCTTCAGCTAACAGAATAGATTACATGTTTTATAACTGTCCTGTTTTTAACGGTCAGATTGGAGGATGGGACACTTTAGGTGTAAGCAACATGGGGAATACGTTCCGACATTGTAATATATTTAATCAAGACATTAGTTCTTGGAATACTTCTTTGGTTACACGAATGAATAATATGTTCGAAGATGCCGATGAGTTTAATCAGCCTTTAAATAGTTGGGATGTTAGCTCTTGTACTAACTTTGCCAGCATGTTTAAAAACGCTACTAAATTTAATCAGCCACTAAACAATTGGACTATAAAGAATGACGCTGAGGTAGATATGAATGCTATGTTCTTTAATGCTAATGCATTCAATCAAGATGTTAGCATGTGGGATGTAAGTAGGGTTCGTTATATGCAGTATATGTTTTTTAACTGTAGAGATATGTCCTTTGGCTTTGATGGTTGGGACACTTCAAGTGTAGATAATTTCTTTGCGTTTGCTGATTATATGGATGTTTTAGATACTTCTTTTGGTTACCTTGATATATCTTCAGCAATTAATATTGGATCATTTAAAAACAATGGTCAGACTATCTCTACAGACAACTATAACAACACTCTAATAGGCTGGGCTGCTCAGACTGTCAATCCTAATTTAACAACATCATTTGGTAGTGCTACTTATTCTTACAGCGCCTTTGATTCCAGGAACACACTTACCTCAGCACCTAACAACTGGACTATAACAGACGGTGGATATGTGCCTACAGACAATGCTTTTCAGTTCACTGTCAACCCTAACCTAATAACCTTGGGTGATGAGTTAACAGACATTACAAATGGAACACCAGACAACCCAACACATTGGGCAAACGTAACAGCTACAAGCGTTGATTTTATTGAGGTTGCTACAACTGGCGTTAGTTATTATGAGGATGTTACGCCTTCTTTAGAGGCTGGAGAAAAATATAAATTAGAACTTACAATTAGCAATTACAATCAAATAGCACCAGGAGGAAACATGGGTTGGTCAAGCCAAAACACAGGATCTCTTGGCGGATTGAGTCTTGGTAGTAACGGAACAGTTTCAGCTTATTTTGTTTCTCCTGGAGGTCCACTTAGAATATATGGAAGAGCAGGAGTTGCTACAGCATCTATGAGCTTTTCATGCAAAAAAGTAAATTCAGACACCAACCAGTTTGAACTTCCTCTTATTAACTCAGGCACACAAGACTTTGTGGTAGACTGGGGTGATGGAGAGCAAGATAAAATCACAGCATGGGATGACGCTGCTAAACTACACAGCTATTATACTTATGGTAGTGAACTTCTAAACGTATCAAGTTTAAGTGGTCCTAATTGGACTGCTGATGGTAGTGGTGGATTTACAAATAATGGTTCAGGTGGAGGTTTATCAGGAAGTCTTAATGTAATTACAACACCTGGAGCAACGTATAGGCTTACTTTTGATGTTACTATAAGTGGAGTTGCTAACGCTTCGTTTGGAGGCGTTACAATACCTAACTTTACCACTTCAGGCTCTAAAGAATATTACGTTACTGCTACAAGCTCTTCTACAAGTTTTAATTTTTATTTAGCCACTGCAGGTAGTCCATCTATGTTTGTTAACAACATATCAGTAGTAGAACAAACCCCAGACACTACACCTAAGACTATATCTATAGATGGTACTATTCAGGGATGGCAGTTTAATAACGCTGGAGATTACCTCAAGCTTAATAACATCAATAGATGGGGAGCTTTAGATATACATAATACTGCAATGTTCTATGGCTGCTCTAATATGACTTGTACCGCTACAGACGCTCCTGTTGTCACAACTACAAACCTTTATAGAATGTTTAGAGATTGTACTAATTTTAATGGAGCTATTGGTAATTGGGATGTATCATCTGTATTGTTGGCTGGAGGTGTATTTTTCGAATGTTCTTCGTTTAACCAACCTTTAAATGATTGGGACACAAGTAATATCACTTTTATGAATGCAATCTTTTATAATGCTTCAAGCTTTAACCAACATTTGAACTCCTGGGACACCTCTAAGGTCCAGTTTATGCACTACGCTTTTCATGGTTGCGTACAATTTAATGGAGATATATATAGTTGGGATTTAACTGATGCTCAAAACATGAGCTATATGCTATACAACTGCGATAGCTTCGACCAATCCTTAGCCGCTTGGAATATAGAAAACGTAACTAACTTAAACAAAATTATGCAGAACGCTACTGGTTTGAGTACTTCTAACTACAACCTAACTTTAGTTAGCTGGGCTCATCAGAATGTAAATAGCGGACTATCAGTGGACTTTGGAGGTTCTCAATATAGCGCAGGTGGTGCAGCTGAAGCATCAAGAAACATACTCACATCAGCTCCTAATAACTGGACAATTAGTGACGGAGGATCTGTATAATATTTTTTGTAACTTTGCCACTATGATTTGGACACAAACTACAACATGGATGGGGGACTTTACATACGTCTCAACAAATACAAATGCATAACGAAGTGAAAGATACCGCAACAGTAGTAGGTGCCAATGCAGGGGCGCTTGGACTTACATTAACAGAGTGCAACGAAGTTCTAACATTTATATCACTACTACTCGCAATAGGGTATACCGCTTTTAAAATATACCGAATACTTAAAAAGTAAAGTTTGGAATTAGAAGTATTAAGATTTAGTTCAGAAGCAGACTCTACAAGTGGTCTGCTTTTTGAGTTAACGCCACTGGGTAGACGATTCCTTTGTTATACCTTAGAAGACGAAAGAAGAGTATTAAAAGTTCGTGGTGAAACACGAGTGCCTGCTGGAACATATTGTATAGAACTAAGAAAAGAAGGAGGGTTTCATGAAAGATATAGTAAAAAGTATCCTGGTCTTCATCGTGGTATGTTGCATATCGTTGATGTTCCTAACTTTGAGTATATCCTTATACATACTGGCAACACTGACGAACACACTGCAGGATGCCTTATTGTGGGGGACGCACAAGAAAATAATCAAATCCTCCCTGATGGATTCGTGGGTAAAAGCGTTAATGCGTATAAAAGGATTTATCCGTCTATCGCAAAAGCAATAGCTAACGGAGAAGAGGTAACAATAAAATATACTGACTATGATTAATAAAGTATTAGGAGGATTATTCGGAAAGGTAGTTGATAATGCTGAGGGCATACTTGACGAAATAATTACTACAGACGAAGAAAGAGAAAAAGCTAAATTAGAGTTAAAGAAGATAATGTTAGAGGCCGAGCGTGAAGCTTTTAACAAAGAGGTAGAAGACAGAAAAGACGCACGTTCTTTATACAAAGACGATGCCTTTATACAAAAGATATTAGCTGGTCTTTTTACTGTCGCATACTTTGCTTTAACATATGTTATGTTTCAATACTTTGTCCTACACACTGTTGTACTAACAGAATATGAGATAGGATTTATATCAACAACCTTTGGAGCTATGTCAGCAAAAGTCAATACCATTATAGACTTTTTCTTTGGAGGCAGTAGTAAACAACAGCAGTAAATAAATTTCTTATCTTTGCATTATTATTAACTTTTAAATTTTAATGTAATGTCAAAGAAATTAACTAAACAGGAATTAGAGGACCTTCAGTCTTTAAACATGGAGTTTAACAAGATTAAAGGTCAGCTTGGAGATTTATCTTTACAGGAGTTCGCTCTATGTAAAAGAATAGAAGAAATCAAAGTTGAGTTTCAAATTAACGAGAAAAACCTTATGGACAAGTACGGTTCTAACTCTGTAATTAATCTTGAAACTGGAGAGATAAAAGAAAAAGAAGAAGAAAAAGAGTAATGGCAAAAATTGCGAACCAAACAGCTTACCCTCTGGTACAACCAGCCGTAGGAGATTATTTTGTAATAACGGATGTAAATGATTCAAACAACACAAAAACAGTTTCTATCGGTTCACTCCAAGGATTTATGGGTTCGCAGCCACCTGCCGAAATTACTCTGACAGATGTTCAACTACAAGACTTAGTTGGCAACCCTGTATCTCTTAATGTAGATAATCCGAGCAACGACCTGATAATACCAGTTAGTTGTTCGGCTTACTACACGCCTTCTGGACTTCCTTTTAATTTTGCGCCTACTGATGTTATTAGAATACAGCCGTCCACATATTTAGGGACAACCGTTAGCTATTTTGAGTTTAACGCAAGTCTTCTAAACTCAGTAACACCATCTATTATTTCTCCTGTTAATACTTGGGAAGCTACTTCTCAAGCTTTTCCTTTAGCTGTAGCTGGTACTGACTTATCTATTAGTGCAAGTCAAATATCTGCTGTTGGTGGAGGTAAATTAAAAATAAGTGTTCAGTACAGACTAATGTCTACAACATAAAAAAGAAATGGCAAAAATTGAAAATATTACAGTATACCCTACAGTCGTACCATCGGCTGAGGATTTATTAATAGCAACCGATGTTAGCGACAATAATAAGACCGTTACATTTAAGGTTAGCTCTATACTGGGAACATCTACTTTACAAGGACTTCAGTCTGTTTTAGATGTAAATAATTCAGCCATTCAAAACATGACGCTAACTGGCAACGCTACTATTATAGGAAGCGTTATACCAAATAGTATAACCGCTGGAGGCAGCACAGGTTTAGTAGGTCAAGTACTAACATCAACAGGTTCAGGGATACAATGGTCTTCAGTGTCAAACACTCAGACACTTCAACAGACATTAGATAATGGAAACTCCGCAACAGGAGTAAACATGGATATAGACTCTGGAGTTATTAATGTAACTAACGGAGGAGTCGTATTAGACAATCTATCGTACTTAACTGTAGGTGGTGTATCTACTTTTAATAGCGATGTAAATTTAAGCACAACACTAAACCTTGGGGCTACAACCACTATCAACGACTATAGTGGTAGCGTAGGTACTCCAGGTCAAGTCCTTACTGTTAACTCAGCAGGAACTGGTGTAGAGTGGTCAAGTGTAGCTGGTACAACACCAAGCTTACAGCAAGTTTTAAATGTAGGCAATACAGCAACCAACATAGGAATTAATATGGATGGTAATGGAGCGTTT